TTAAAAAATCAGAAAGAAATAACCCAGCAGCTATATCTGGTTCAGGAGTTATAACTAATGTATCAAATGTACCTTATGATAATCCAACTTATTTACAAATAAATTCGGTAGGTAGACAATGGATTTTTGAATATACATTAGCATTAACTAAAGAAATGTTAGGATATATTAGAGGTAAATATTCAACAGTACCAATACCCGGGGATTCAGTAACATTAAATCAAAGTGATTTAGTATCAGCAGCTACTAGTGAAAAAACAGCATTAATAGAAAGGTTAAGAGCATATTTTGATGAAACTTCTCGTAATTCTTTAATGGAAAGAAGAGCATCAGAAACAGAAAATAGAATAAAAGAATTGGCAGCAGTTCCTTATCCAATTTATATAGGTTAATTATGGCATTATTTGGTGGAGAAAGAGATATAAGTTTATTTAGACATGTAAACAGAGAGTTACTAGGGGATATTATAACTCAACAATGTGCGGTTTACAAATTTAAAATCGAAGAAACTAAAGTAAACATTTATGGTGAAGCAGCTGAAGAAAAATATTATATGGGTCCTGTTTTATTTAATGTGTTAATAGAAAGACAAGACCAACAATTCCCAGAAACAGATTTAGGTACTGATTTTAGTTGGGCAATTGATTTTAAATTTTTAAGAGATGATTTAGTTGATGCTGAAGTAGTACCTGAAGTAGGTGATATTATACTTTATGAAGAAGGATATTATGAAGTAGATGATGTAGTTACAAACCAATTATTTGTAGGTAAAGACCCAAGATATCCTAATAAACCTAACCCATATGAAAATGATTTAGATAAATTTGGATATGATGTTTCAATAATTTGTAAAACCCATTCTGTTCCATCTGATAAGGTAGGAATAAGTAGAGAAAGATTAGTATAATGGCAGAAAGAGGAAAAAGACCAATACCAAAAACACAAAGGAAAATAAGTGAAGAATTACAAACTCCTTATGTAAATCCAGAAACTGGAGAAACTAGAGGTAATCCTAATGATGCTTTTGTAAATTTAAAAAATAGAGAAAACCAAATTTCATTTAAAGGAGATACAGTAAAACCTTTTAATGTTGGTTTACAAGATATTGATGGTGCTGTATTTTATTATTTTCAAGAAGTAATTAAACCTACAGTTTTACAAAATGGTGTAAGACAAAATGTTCCTGTAATTTATGGTAATCCTGAAAGATGGAAACAAATGCAAAAAGATGGTTACTATAGAGATAAAAAAGGTAAAATAATGATGCCTTTAATTACTTTTAGAAGAACTAATATTGAAAAAGTAAGAAATATAACAAAAAAATTAGACGCAAATTATCCTAATAATTATAATGTATTTAAAAAACTTTATAGTCAAAAAAATGCATATGATAAATTTAACATATTAAATAATAGAAAACCTACTGAAGATTATTATGCAGTAGTAGTACCTGATTATGTTACTATGAATTATGAATGTATAGTTTCTACTTATTATGTAGAACAAATGAATGGAATAATAGAATCTATTAATTATGCAAGTGATTCATATTGGGGCGATCCTGAAAAATTTAAATTTAGAGCTAGAATTGATTCTTATGCTACTAATGTAGAATTACCTAAAGGTGCTGAAAGAGTAGCTAAAAGCACTTTTAGCATAAAATTATATGGTTATATAGTTCCAAATATTCTTCAAAAGGATTTAGCATCTTTGAAAAAATATCAAGGTAAAGTAAAATTAGTATTTAATCCTGAAGTAGTTGATAGTTTATTTAATGATGATTCTACAAGAAATCCATTTGCAATACCACATGGTCCTTTTACTGAATTTACAGACCCACCAGCAGGTGATAATCCTTCAGGAGAAACGAATCAATAATTGTATTTTTAATAAAAAATTCGATATTTATAATTGATAAAAAACAAAAAATTAATATTTATAACATGGAAGAAAAAAAAGTTTTAACACAAGAAGAAATTGATGGTTTAAAAAGTTTAAAAACAAAATTATTCAATTTAACGACTGCATTAGGAGAAATAGAAATAACAAAACTAGATCTCGAAAATAGAAGAAAATTAATTGAACAAGGCTTATCAGATCTTTTTAATGAAGAAAAGGATTTAGCAAAAAAGTTAGAAGAAAAATATGGTAAAGGAAATATTTCTTTAGAAACTGGTGAGTTTTCAGCAATCAAATAAATTTTTGAAGAACTTTAATATATTTATGATAAAAAAATAAAATAAAATGGCAGAAACTTTAATTTCCCCGGGTGTATTAGCAAGAGAAAATGATCAATCCCAACTAACATCACAACCAGTACAAGCTGGAGCAGCTATTATAGGACCAGCAGTAAAAGGTCCTGTTGAAATTCCAACTAAAGTAACTAGTTACACGGAATATTTAGCTAATTATGGTAGTACTTTTATTAGTGGATCAGATGAATTTACTTATTTTACATCTATATCAGCTTACAATTATTTCCAAAATGGAGGTAGTACTTTAATAGTAACAAGAGTAACAACAGGTTCATTTACAGAAGCAACTAGTTCTTATATATCAGGTAGTGGTGTTGGAGGATCAGGAACAGAAGAAAATAGACTTGTATTAGAAACAATAGGTGAAGGTGAATTGATGAATAGTTTACCTGTAGCTCAAACAGGAGATACTATTACAGATGGCTCTAATAATACTTTAACATCTGGATCAAGGGATAATCTAAGATGGGAAATTGCAAGTCCAAATACAGCATCAGGAACATTTAGTGTTATAATCCGTAGAGGTGATGATACTAAAAAATCAAAAACAGTTCTTGAAACATTTACTAATGTGTCATTAGATCCAAAATCTACAAATTATGTAGCAAAAGTAATTGGAGATCAAAAACAAGTACTAAGAGGAACAGGAACAACAGATGTTTATTTACAAACATCAGGTTCTTATCCTAATGCTTCACGTTATGTAAGAGTAAAATCACTAACAAAAACTCCAAATTATTTAGATAATGCAGGAAATGCTAAAAATGAATACACAGCATCAATTCCATCAGCAGCTAGTGGTGGATTTGGATCAGCTATAGGAACATTATTTGTAGGAGGTGGAGCAAATTATTACCAAAATATAAATAATACAAATACACAAGGTTTAAAACCAGCAACAGATTATGCAGATGCAATAAACTTATTAGCAAATAGAGATGATTATAGATATAATCTTCTAACAGCACCAGGATTAGTTTATGAAAATGCTAATGATGCTACTCAATTAAATACTATGATCTCTAATACAGAAAATAGAGGTGATAATATTATTGTAATGGACCTTGTAGGATATAATTCAACACTTATAAATGTAACACAACAAGCAGCTTCATTAGATACTTCATATGTAGCTTCATATTGGCCTTGGTTACAGATATCAGATCCAGATTCAAGACAACTAGTTTGGGTTCCAGCATCAGCTTTAATACCAGGTGTTTATGCTTATAATGATAAAGCTGGAGAAGCTTGGTTTGCACCAGCAGGTATTAATAGAGGTGGATTAGGAACAGTAAGACAAGCTGAAAGAAAATTAACTCAAGCTAATAGAGATACATTATATACTGAAAAAGTAAATCCAATTGCTACATTCCCAGGAACAGGTGTTGTAGTATTTGGTCAGAAAACATTACAAACTAAAGCATCAGCTTTAGATAGAGTAAATGTTAGAAGATTATTGATTACTTTGAAAAACTTTATTTCTCAAATTGCAGACACATTAGTATTTGAACAAAATACAGCTGCTACTAGAAATCAGTTTTTATCACAAGTAAATCCATACTTAGAGTCAGTACAACAAAGACAAGGATTGTATGCCTTTAAAGTAGTAATGGATGATTCAAATAATACTCCAGATGTGATTGATAGAAATCAATTAATAGGTGCGATTTATTTACAACCTACTAAAACAGCTGAGTTTATTTATTTAGATTTCAACATTTTACCAACTGGAGCAACATTCCCAGCGTAAAAACTTAAAAGTATAATATTTATAAACGAATAAAAATAATAAAATAAATAAAATAAAATAAAATGGCAGTATTAAACCCAAACGAAATATTCTTTACCGCTTTTGAACCAAAGCAGGCTAATAGATTCATTTTATATGTAGATGGTATACCAGCTTATATAATTAAAGGTGTTAGTGGTATGGGATTCTCACAAGACGAAATTATTTTAAACCATATTAACGTCTATAGAAAAATAAAAGGTAAATTAAGATGGAATGATTTAACATTAAGTTTATTTGATCCAATTACACCATCTGGAGCTCAAGCAGTAATGGAGTGGACAAGATTACATCACGAATCTGTAACAGGTAGAGATGGTTATTCAGATTTCTATAAAAAAGATCTAACAATAGATGTTTTAGGACCAGTAGGTGATATAGTTTCTGAATGGATTGTAAAAGGAGCATTTATTAAAGACGCATCATTTGGTGATTTCAATTGGGATGAAGATACAACTGCCATGAATATCGAATTAACAATTGGAATGGATTATTGCGTATTAAACTTCTAATTATAAAAACTTAAAGATATGCCAGGACCAACATCATTATTAACAATGCTAACAGTAGATGGAACCCCATTATCAGTAGATAATGGTGGTCAACCACCTATTCCAAATTTTGAATTATCAAAATTACACGATACTTATTCACTTGATGGAATACCATCAATGACTAATGAACCACAACCATCACAATTAGATTTAGATGGAGGGTATCCAACAGAAAATGGTGCTTATATGGATAATTTGCCAACATAATAGAAAAATTTTATTCTTTTTGTAATTAAGCTTGGCTTTCGTCAAGCTTTTTTATATCATACATATGTATAAGCAACAATAATAAGTTATTAACAATTAAATTTATATGGAAAACACAGTTTCAAATACCCCAAATCAAGGAGTACCTACACCACAACCGGCAGCTCCTCCAAAACCAAAATTCCCAACAGAAATAGTAGATTTACCTTCAAAAGGATTATTATATCCAAAAGATAATCCATTATCAAGTGGTAAAATTGAAATGAAGTATATGACGGCTAAAGAAGAGGATATTTTAACCAACCAGAATTACATTAGACAAGGAGTAGTAGTTGATAAACTATTAGAATCTTTAATTGTTTCTGATGTTAATTATGATGATGTTTTGATTGGTGACAAAAATGCTGTATTAATAGCATCTCGTATTTTAGGATATGGTCAAATGTATAAATTTGATTACGCAGGAGAAAAACATGAAGTTGATTTAACTAAATTAGAAAATCAAGAAATTGATGAAAACCTAATTACTCCAAATATTAATCAATTTGATTTTACATTACCTCATTCTGGAAATAAAATTACATTTAAAATTTTATCTCATGGGGATGAAAAGAAAATTGAACAAGAATTAAAAGGACTTAAAAAAATAAATAAAAATGCAAGTCCTGAAATGTCTTTAAGATATAAACATATGATTACCTCAATAAATGGTGATGATAATAAAGGTGCTATTAGGGAATTTGTTGACAATATGTTTTTAGCTAGAGATTCTAAAGCATTTCGAGATTATATGAAAAAAGTATCTCCAGATATTATTCTCAAATTTTGGAGAGAAGATTGGGAGGGCAACGACGTTGAAGAAAGATTACCTATCGGCGCCAACTTTTTTTTCCCTGACGCCGACTGAGGCATCTGAATACAGACATAATTTATTTACTATAATACATGATATAGTATTTCATGGTAAAGGAGGATACGACTGGCATACTGTTTATAACATGCCTATATGGTTAAGAAATATGACTATGAAACGTATTAGTCAATTCTATGAAGAACAAAATAAAGTAATGAAGGGTAAAGGTAGTAAGGGACATTCTACTGATGATATAAATGAAGCAAGAAGTATTCTGAAAAAAGCCCAACAACAAGGAGGATCCCCAGCACAATATAAACCAAAAACAGGAAATAAAAGAACAACAAACATTCAAGTTCCAAGCCATGTAAAAAAGATGTCTAAAAAATAGCATTTTTCAATATTTATAACAAAATAAATTAATGGCATCTCAAAGAGAAGAACAATTAAAAAGACTTAAAAAACTCCTAGGAGAAGTTAATGAACTTAGAGAGAAAACAGGTCAAGGCATTTTGAATGAAAAAGGTCTAGGTAGAGGTGCTAAAAGTTTATCAGGTCTTAATGCTCAATTAAATATTCTTAAATCTTTAGTCCAAGAAGTTGAAGATGGATTTGGGGGACTTGGGGATATAATTGAGGATATAGGTAAATCATTAGGTGATGCTGATAGTAAAGTTAAACAATTTAAAGGTTCTTATTCTAAATTACAATCAATAGCTCAACAATTTAAAAGGGATAATCTCAAAATTGATGAAATGGATTACAAACAAATCCAGAAAAACATCAAACAAATTAGGGATCAAATCGCTCTTCAAAAAGATCTTTATGATAAACTTGTAAAGAGAGAAAAAGAAATGGAGGGTTTAAAAGCTAAAGCTAATAAAAAAGACCTAAAAAAATTAGAAGAAGAGCATGACCAAATAAAAATCATATTAAAAGAAAGAAAACATGGTTTAAAAGTTGAGCAAGAACTACTTGGTAAAGCTAGACAAAGATTACATCAAGAAAGACAAATCCAAAAAACAATGGGTTTCACTGCAGCTATAGTTAGTGAAATTGCAGGACAATTTAGTAGATTTGGTATCCACGCAGAATTTTTCGATCAGGTTAAAGAAGATATGAGAGAAGCAGCTAAATCAGGTAATAAACTGAAAGTTGCTATGGCGGGTATTAAAGGAATTGGTGGTGGTGTTGTAAAAGCATTAGGTGATCCTGGTGTTCAAATGGGATTATTAAAATCTTTATTTATGTTCTTAAAAGATTCAGCAGAATTTTTTAGAAAACAAGAAGGAGCAGCAGCTAAAGTATTTGAAGTTCCTGGAATGGCAGCACAAGTAAGAGGAGCTGAAGATTTACACCACTTTGCTGAAGAAATAATTGAAGCTCAAGGTGTTTTACAAGAAGGAGTTTCAAAAACATTAAATTTAAATGCAAGACAAAGTAAAGAAGCATTTGATTTATACCATTATATGGGTCTTCAAAAAGATGAAGTAGGAGCATTATATCAAAATTCCGTTATGTTAGGAATTGAGTTTACAAAAATGAAAGAAGAAGTTTATGACTCTAGACTAGCATTTGAAGAAACAACAGGTTATGCTACAGACCAAAAAGCAGTAATGAAAAGTATTTCAAAATCTAGTGCTCTCAGTAGATTTAATATGAAAGGTCAAAAAGATGCAATGTTAAAAACTGCTAATTATGCTACATTACTTAGGATGGATATGGAAAAAATTAGAGATGCCGCAGAAGGTACTTTAAATTTTGAAGATTCTATTGAAAAAGAAATGCAAGCAGAATTAATGTTAGGAAAAGATATTAATCTTGAAAAATATAGAGCAGCAGCCTTAACTGGTGATCAGGCAACACAAGCAGCAGAATTACAAAGATTAATAGCTACACATGGACCTGCTCTTAGAGGAAATACATTAGCACAACAAGCATTTGCTGATATGTTAGGTATTAGTAGAGAAGAAGTAATGAATGGTTTAGAAGGAATGACTCAACAAAAAGAGTTAGGAGAAGATATGGCTAGTGAGCAGCAAAGAATTAATAAATATGTAAAAGATGGTTTAACTATTGAACAAGCAACTGCAAAAGCTAAACATGATTCAACAAAAGGAATGATTGATTCTTCTAAAAGAGCAGAAGAAATTTCAAGATCGTTAGAATTAGTAAGAAGAAGATTAATGGAAGCTATGTTACCATTAGCTAATAAAATATTCTCAACAGAAAATATAAATAAATTTATTAAATTTGCTACAAAAGCAATTAGTTTCTTAGGTAAAGTAGTTCAAATTATAGCAGATAATTTTGAAATTATATTAATGGCTTTAATCGCTTGGAAAGGTATTCAAATGATTAGAGGTATTAAAAATATGATATTTGGAGAAAGAGGTTCAAATATGATGAATCCTGTTTATACTTGGAATGTTAATGAAAGTGGTGGTGGAGGAGGAGATTGGGGAAGAAGATTATTAGGTGGAAGAATGAAAGGTAATTTATTTAAATATTTAGGAGGTAAAGGTGGTCTTTCTAGAACTATGAATAGAGGGATGATTAAAATGTTTGGTAGAAATAAATTTACCAAATTTATGCAAACTAGTGTATTTAATAAATTAGGGAAAAGTTCTAATATTTTATCAAGATCTCTTAATAATGTATTAGGTAGTGCTATATCTACATCGGGAAAAAACCTTACAAAGACATTTGGTACAAATAATATGTCTAAAATTACTCAAAATATAGTAAGTAATTTTGACAACTTATCAGCATCACAATTAAAATTAACAAATAAATTAATTAATAAAGGCTTACTTAATGCTGATATTATTGCTAAATCCTCTATAAAAGGAAGTCAAATTGCAACAGATATTTTACAAAAATCCCCAGGTTTAATAAATAGAGTTGACCCTAAACTCCAAAAAACAATGGCTCAAAATGCAGATGATGTTGCAAAAGTAGTAAATAATACAGTAAAAACAGCAAAAACAACATCAAATGTAGCTGATGGAGTAAAAACAACAATGAATACTGTTAAAGCAACAGTTAAAGGAACAATAAATACTGTTGGTAGAGCATTACCAGTAATTGATGTAGTATTAGGAGGTGGATTTGGAGCTTATGAAGCAACAAATCAATATGATCAATATGATGAATCAGGAAATAAAATAGTTGATGATTATGTAAGAGATGATATGGGTGCATTTGAAGGAGGATTTTATGGAATAACAACAGGTGGTGCTAACACAGGATCTATGGTAAGTGATTGGGTTGGTATAGAAAGAGGAACAGCAGCTGATGAAGCAATGGGTGTAGCAACAGCAACAGCATCAGGAGCTATGCTT